AAGAAATCATCTAGCAGTAGATAGTGCATTAGAGAAAGATGCAATTAAATCTGCAGTAGTTGATGGAAAAAATCAAATAAATGAAGCTAATCAAAAGCTTGAGTCTGTAGTAAATGAAAAAGTTAAACTACAAAGTGAATTAGATCAAACAAAAGCTAATTACATTTTGGAGCAAAAAACTTCTGACCTAGATCAAAGATCTAGAAAATATTTACTTAAAGCAATGAAAGATAAAGATCTTGAATATATTCAAGAGAATTTTGATTATACTTTAAAGCTCTTCAAGAAAAAAGAGCAAGACAGACTCGAGAATTTGAAAGAAGAAGCTTATAGTGAGACTCCAAAGGTAGATAGAGTAGTGTATGAAAGCACAGAAGAGCCAATTAATGAAAATGCTCAACAACTATCTCCTTATATGAACGAGCTCTCTAAATACTAATTTTAAAGGAAACATTAGTAGTTTGTAGTAACCTGGGTGAGAATCCCTTGGGGTCGATAAAATAAAGGAAAATACAACTATGAATTCAATTAGACCTACACAGGCTTATATAGATGAATCAAGAGCTTCTGCATTGTTAGAAAAATGGGCTCCAGTTTTAGATTACTCTTCGAAATCCGTTGCTCCTATTGAAGATAGCCATACACGTTTAAATACTGCTATGCTATTGGAAAATCAGGAAGCATGGTGCATTAACGAAGCTGGTCCTAACTATAACCCATCATCAACAAATGCTGCAGGTAGAAATGGTGCATTTGGAGGAGCTACCTCAATCGGTGCTTTCAATTCAGATCCATCAGGAACACCTGGTAACGACTCATATGCTTCTGGCGATGCTCGTTTACCAAAAATCTTGATTCCAATGATTAGACGTACTTTTCCCGAGTTAATTACAAATGAAATCGTTGGTGTTCAACCAATGGCTGGCCCAGTTGGTCTTGCATTCGCTCTACGTTACCGTTATACAGGTGAAACCCTTGGTAATGGTGTAGACGGAGGTAGTACAACAGGTGCTGGAAGTACTCAACCTGCTGGTCAATCAGGTGCTATTACAGACGTAGCTGGTGTTGAAGCCGGTTACCAAAGATTAGCAACTGCTTATACTGGTACATCTGCTTCATTCTTATCAGGTAATACTGATTTCGGCTTTGTCGATGATGACAAAGGCGTTGCAGCATTACTAAGAAACTTCGAAGTAACAGGTAATATCCCTTCAATGGAAGTTTCTTTCGAGAAAACTGCAGTTGAAGCTGGTACAAGACGCTTAGGCGCTCGCTGGTCAGTTGAACTTGAACAAGATCTCAAAAACATGAATGGTATCGATATCGATACTGAATTAACAAATGCAATGTCATATGAAATTCAGGCTGAAATCGATAGAGAAATGTTAATGAGAATGATTCAAGTTGCACTTAACGCCGGATCAGGTCAAGGTTTCTCCATCTGGAGTCCTTCATCTGCAGACGGTCGTTGGTTAGTTGAACGTAACCGTGACTTCTATCAAAGATTAATCGTTGAAGCTAACAGAATTGCTGTACGTAATCGTCGTGGAGCTGCAAACTTTATTGTTGCTACTCCTCGTGTTACTGCTATCCTTGAAATGCTCCCTGAATTCCAGTGGGTACCTGTTCAAGGTGATGTAAATACACAACCTGTTGGTGTTGCAAAGATTGGTAATCTTGGTGGACGTTTCAATGTTTATCGTGACACTCGTACAGATGCTCAAACCATTGGTCAAAATGGTTCAGCTGGAGTACGTAGTACAAGTCTAGAATATGCATTGCTTGGTTATAAAGGCCCAGAATTCTATGATACAGGACTTATTTACTGTCCTTACATCCCAGTGATGGTTCAAAGAACAATTGGTCCTAATGATTTCGCTCCTAGAGTTGGTTTACTTACACGTTATGGTGTTGTAGACAATATCTTTGGTGCAAATCTTTACTATCACGTTATCATTGTAAAAGGACTCGGAGAAGCGTTTACACCTGGTACAAACAGTGTGTACTTTGCATAAAGTAATCTTAGTATCTTTACAGTCGGAG